AAGTGTTGGTTGTGTTATCGCCCTTGGTTGACTCACTGGTGCTGTTGTGGAAACTGGTTCAGGAACAGTTAATTCTTCTGCGGGTACTGTTGGTTGTGTCGGGAGATCAATCGGTGCAATTGGCTTCGTTGGCGTCTGATACAGATTCATAACATCCGGTGCATAGGGATCGAATACGCTCGGATCCGGACCAGTCTGTTCTACAGGTGGTGCAGTCGGTGTTGGTGTTGGTGTTGGTGTCGTTTGTCGTCGTCTTCTACCCCGTCCAGTAACGAATCCGACTCCGAACTCTTCAGCCACGATTGTTCTCCTTAGGATCTAATTTTGAATTCAAAACCTTCATCATAGAGGATCTCTTGATTGTCATCAAAACCAAGTTTATAAATGATCTTGTATATCCGATTTGGATAAAATCCATTCAACCACTGAGTGAAATAATTCCCCGTCTCGTCACAACTCATGCTCGTGTATGGACTGAATGGAACTATTGTTTCATTGGTTGCTACGTCAACGATCGAATAAGAACCACTCCCTTCTGGAATGAATGATCCCGTCAGGGTCTGTACTGATGTGTTGAAGGTCTTTGTTACATATCTGGGTCTTGGTGCTACACGGAATTTTACTTTATCATTTTCTTTATACGATTCTCTCATATGTTTCATCGACAATATTGTGTCTACCTGTCCAGACATTGTTGCTGGCAGGAGGCTTCCTGTGTTGGAACCGGTGCAGGGTTTATGATCATCCCATCGAACTTCCAGCTTGGGTGAATAAATTGTTGAAGTCTGCGAGCTGAAAAATTTTAACTGACCGAATGTGATCTCTCCATCACTACCAGATGCCCCTTCTTGCGATCCACTAAACCGGATTAGAAATCCATTGTTGTCGAGTGATTTATCCATCCATCGATTCACTATATCAGTAACTTCCATGTTGATGTCTGGTGACTCATAATTAAAACTCTGTGACGCTTCATATGCGCTACCGCTGTGGTAGTGGCCCCCGTGACGTGGAGATCCATCATGGTGTGACCAGGTCACTTCAGTCGCTCCTGGATAGTTGTTTCTGTTTTCCCAACTAACCCCAGTGGTGGTTTTAGGATCATGTCCGAACTTACCCACGCCCTCATCCCAGGATCGAGATAATGGAAATGCAGCTAACTTGTACGTCGTCGAGAGTTCTTCGTTTCCATCAGCCTCATACAGTCTGAGATAAAACTTTGGATCAGTTATCTGTTTACTCACAATCGACTTGGACATCTCGGTAAATTCAGTACCCTTGAAGGTTACCATCATCCGAGTGGCATGATCAAAGCTATCGTTGTAGAAGACTTTTTTCAATTCCAAGATTTCATCTTGACCGAAATTTTGATCTCTCCACGACTCTCCGGTTATTGTACTTGACCCGCTGGATATCCATGCGTCAGCTGTCGCGTAAATAAAATGATGCATTAGTGTACCGCTCCCTTAATATTTTGTTCAGGATCTTTTAACTCAAAGATGGCTGGGGTGGCTGATGGCCTGATCACTCCGTCTTCCAGTGCTGTTTCGAAATCAAATTTATATCCATAATCGGATGGTATGTTCGGTGTTGGATCGACCATCCAACCCCCATTGCCGCCATTGGCAATATCGCTGTGTATGTACGTGTATGTGGGATGTGGAAAACCGATTGTAGATGATTGCTGCTGTCCAGCTTTATAATTCGGATACTGTGACAGGCATACATAATTTACAGCTCTTACACCATCGATCCCCATGAGCTCATATTCTAACTGAGATACGTGCAATGGCTGTCTAAATTGCATTTGATCGATGTTGAAATAATCTGTTATCTTTTGAATGCATTTCAATTTCACTTCGGATTGATTTGCATATCGATGAGCCACCACATCAAAATAAACTCCAAAGTTAATAATATATCCACCACCAGACTGCCTGTTCAATCTGAGTGATATCTCGTCCGTCATCATTCGGTATTCACTCAGATAAGTTTTCAGATTGTGTCCTATCGGATCCGCTGGCGTCTCCACCAACTCTTTATTATTGTTGTAAGATAGTGCATACACATCTATTGTTGGTACGATTCCAGACTCAACACTCTGCAATAGTGGTTGAATCGAATTGTTATAATAATTGGAAAAGTTTGTCGTATTCATGTCCCCGGCTTCTATTCTTGCTTGTGCATCCGATACAGCCTGTTTCACTAGTGATTCTATACCAGTGGAACTTCTTTCCACATACACCTTTGCTATGTTTCCAAACTTAGCTGACATGTTAAGAATTCTTGCTTCGTAGTCCTGCCTGGTTACACATCTATTCTGAGTGGTGAAGAATGCCGCTGCTCTTTCTCGGATCTCTTGAGCGCTTTCCTGATCCGAACCTCCTCGCGCGGGTCCCTCATTCTTTACACTGATGGTAGCCGAATCAACTGACGGGCTTCCTGGTGAGCCCACTTTAGTATTTATTGTAGTTAAATCATTTGCTGGTACGTTAGCAGCTATCCCACCACCGACTCTATACGTCACCGTAATGGTTGTGTGTGATGGTGTATTCCCTAAAGTGGAATATTCATCACCCATCAAGGGATCCACGCTGGATACGAGGTGCTCTCCCCTACCCGGCAAACCTATACCCGTCTGTGACGTTTGATGAAAAATCGATTCCTGAGATTGGCCGCTTCGAAGAATTCCATTTCCAAAGACGATAGATGTTACACCATCCCAACTGACTTCTTTGATGAATCTCCGATCTGTTCGAATAAAGTCCAGTGTGTATGGAACTGGTAGGACAACGGTGTCGTTAGGATTTCCGGTCAGCTGTGAATATGCTGTATCTCTATTCGAGTCAGTTGTATAATGAGTCTCTAGTGGCACCTTATCTTGCGCCAAATAATCAACCTCGTAATATGTATTCTCATTAGCATCTTTTACGGATACGATGTCCACGACATTATCTTCTGGTAGATCTAGTTTGAGAAATTTGACTGGACTTCCTACTGGAAAGCTTCTCGTCAGTGTCTCAACACTAATCGCCTTGACGGATCTTTTCAATTCATAATTCTGTGCTATTCCGTCCCCATCAAAGTTGCTCTTCTCGGGAAGCATGTCACGCGATCCACTAATTCTAAAATCCACTACATCTAGCGTTTGAAACTTAATATCTGATTCACTGGATGCTTGTACTTGCATTCCCTTCTCAATCGTGACAGCTTCGCTGTAATCTGGAGACTCTCCATCATTCAAAGCAGAAACCGTTTGAGTTACGGTTAGATTCACCACTGCTGGTATTATGGGTCTGGTTTTATATCCCAACATCTCTGCCAGGGTTACAATGTTTCTTCTTTCTTCCGCTAGCGGTAAAAGCATCTCTCTGTATTGTTGATCGATATAAAAAGAGAGAACGTCACCCACATATGCCGACATTTCCATGAGCATCATTCCAGGAGACGTCTCATTGAAATCCTGATATGTGGTTGGAAAGTAGGACTTTGCATACTCGATTAGAGAATTTTTTATAGTCCCAAAATCCTTATTGATATAATTCGTGTTAGTGTCTTTGAATTCGTTTTCCCGATACGGCATCTTACTCTCCTATACTCACGCTCACCGATTCTGTGTTATTAGGATCAGATGAAACTGCAAAGGTAAGACTTATTATCATTGAATTGTTTCCTAATGCGGTTTGTTCCTGCATGCTAATCTCGATTTTAAGCAACGTGATGAACGGTAACCATAATGCAAAAGCATCCACTATGTCATTCTCAATCATGATACGAATTTCATCAGTGTATTGTTCAAATAAATATCTTCGAAGTCCTGTCCCTAGTCTGGGTTGCATCAGTCGTTCACCGACTTGAGTTTCAAGCAACATTCTTACATTGTTCTTAGCTGCGGCTAATGTGGTCGTCGTGGACATGAAGTATCCATTAATGTCATCACCTTTAGTGACCGGATAATCGATTCCCACAGAGGTGCTAAGATCGCGATCGTCTGCTAATGTTCTCGTGCTGGTGTTCCTGAAGGCCATTAAACGTTCCTCGAATTCGGATCTGCACTAACGGTTGCATGTTTTAAGTTCCGTTCAGATGATCTGTCATACTTCTGGTCGTTTGTTTTGGCATTTCGTTGAGCTGCCTTTCCCAGGAACGCTCTCCCCTTGACTTCAAAATCCCTCTTTGTCAATTTCTGATTGGGTAGTGTGGTTACGGTTCCAGTCGTCGTTACCGGTACAGGCGTCGCTGGGACTCCTGCAGGGAATGGAACGTACTGCACGTTCAACAGACTTCTCTGATCGATCTTGAGTGGTTTCTTTATTACCAATTCATCCAACTGGACCACCGCATCCAAGTTCGTGACGTTAAATGTTATACTCTTAATATAATCATCTATCACAGTAGCTAGACCCTTCGCAAGTTCTGGAATCTTGCCCTTGTCAGCTTGTGGATCCGTGAGTCCCGCGTTCTGCAGAAAAACCTCTTCTATCTGTTTTGCCAATCCCACCGTTACATTTTCCTCTGAGATATCTTCTGATCTACCGCCTTCATGACTTCGCGGTAATCTTTTGTCAATGCATTCGTAACATGATCGGGTAACTGATCTGGATTAACACCCATGCTCTGCACGATACCCGCGTTCGGTCCCTGCTCCGGTAGCTTCCTACTCATGATTGTATTCATATCTGCACTGGTCATGGTTTGATCTCCTAGAGTGGGCCAGTCCTCAACGTCCCGAGCCGTCTCCTGTAAGATCTCATTTAAGACTGGATTGGTACTCATGGACGGTAATGTCCCGTTTGACTTTACTGGGGCCTTTTTGACCGGTCTGGTTGATTTAGGTCGTGTTTGCTTTT